TGGGAGGATTTTACAAGCCCTGACGGACGCAATGTAGGCAGAGGTTGCGACTGATGCGTAACTGCAAACACTGCGACTTCCCGCATCATTTCGTCGGCGATGGATCATACCGGTGCGATAACTGCGGGAGGCACAACGGGGCCAAGACGGACCTGGAAGGACTTTGGGAGCCGAAGAGGGAATATAGCGATGGTAGCCCTTTACCTGGCCTGGATGAAATCGAAAATTCAACGGAGAACAGCAATGACCCACGATGAAATGATAGCGGTAATTCAGGCTCACAAGGAAGGAAAGGCTATTCAATTTAAACGGCACCTACGTGATAAATGGGAAGATGTAGATAGTGATCCGTCATGGAATTTTCCTGAAGTTGATTACCGTATAAAACCATCGCCTATGGAAATATGGGGTAATTTCGTAGAAGATAAATTTATTTCAGCTTATTTTTCTTATGAAAAAGCCATATATCATGCAAATGAGATTATGCGCACAGTCAAATTACGCGAGGTTGTTGATGAAAACTAAAGAACAGCGCGAGAAAGAGTTTCATTCTCTTGATGATCTGCAATCATCAGAAACACGGTGCATCGAGCTGTCATATATAACACTAGATGAGATGATGTGCCTAGACTTGATAAAGCATGCCTAAGCGGCGACGGAAGATGGAAAGCAAGCAGTCTGAATTGATCAAATAGAGAGGAAATGAAATGGAAGAGTATAAAAGCCCAGTTGATACTGGAAAGATCTGGTCCATTGTGCGCGATGCAATGCTGAAAGGTAGCCGTTTGGGGAACAGGTTTTGTGCTGGAAATACAGAAGAGTATCACTCCCATATTGATGCTGAATCTGCTCATTATGCCGAGAAGATTGCAGAACTATTCGCAGAACAGCCAGCGCAAGAGCATCCAATCCCGGTGCGCACTTCTGATCGGCTGCCGACTGAGGCGGATGTTGAATTTTATATCCATGTAGGAAATGAGTGGGCCGATATGGCCACGTCAGGCTTGCAATGGCTTTTAAACATTCGGGACAATGTTTCAACCGTTGAATCCGCAATCGATAACATGCAGCAATTATTGAAGCATTGCCAGGAGACCGGCCTACGCAAGCCAACAGAACCCAGCAACCAATGAAGAGGAAAGAGTGATGGATATGCAAGACTATATCGACGGCCTAAGCGCAAGATGGCAGCGAGAGCGCGCAGAAACGCAAATGACGCTAGGTGGTCTAATCAAAAAGCTTGAATCATTTCCACATGATAAGAAGATTCAGGGCCTGACTGAGCCACATAGTTACCGAGGATACTACTCAGATTTGGCATTTGAGCCATCTGGCGATCCTGTTCTCGTTGGAGATCTTTTGCAGGAATGCAAGAGCGCCATGGGAAAGGTATTTGAGGGATATAAGGGCGGTGATTACATGATGGGAGAGAATACGCCTGTCTGGGTGGCAAGCTATGGTTGCTGTGGCTTGAAGCTTATTGATATAGATGAGAACTGCGATCTGGTTACTCGGGAAGACGATGACCAACCCTAAACAAAAGCCCCTTGCCATAACGGTTCGGGGCTTATAGAATTAAATCAGCGTGGGATTTGGCAGATCCCGTCAACACACTTACTGGCAAGTGCTTACCTGATGAAACGAATTATATCGAATCGGTCTTTGCAGTGCACTCCTAATCGGGGGTGAAATGCATTATTTCCATCATTTAACACCAAAAAAACAAACGGATTCCTGAACGATGGAAGGCTGGATAAAGCTCCATCGATCTATGATTGCGCATTGGATTTGGGACTTCTCAGAGCCCGACAAGGCTATGGCCTGGCTTGATCTTTTGGCGCATGCCAGGCACTCAGATGGTCAAATTAAGATCAAAGGAAGCGTCATAACTCTGAAGCGTGGCGACATTGCTATGTCCCAAATAACATTACAAAAAAGATGGAAATGGTCACAAAACAAGGTAAAACGCTTCCTGAAACTTCTCGAAAAAGAGGGAATGATAGAGCTATCAACGAACGTACACACAAGCATCATAAGTATATGTAATTACAATAAATATCAGGAAGACGAACGAACAGGCGAACGTGCAGACGGACGACCACCCGAACGTACGGCGGACGACCACCCGAACGACGATATAAGAATGAAAGAAGGAAAGAATGGTAAGAATGTTTTAAATAATATTGCGCGCGGTACCCGCTTGCCTGCTGACTGGGTTCTGCCCGATGACTGGAAAAGCGAAGCGAAGAAGATCAGACCTGATTGGCATGATCAGCATATTCAGCGAGTTTCAGAAGGCTTCCGAGATTACTGGATAGCCAAGACCGGGAAAGATGCCACCAAGGCTAACTGGCTGGCTACTTGGCGAAACTGGTGCAGAAGAGACAAGACAACCCCATTTCCAGCGCCATCAGACTCCAACGGAAAGCCACCAGGGATGAGAAACATAAAACCTATGCCAAGACCAGGGGATAACCATGGATAACTTCCTGGAGGCAGAACAGGCTGTCGTGGGGGCGCTTCTTCTGGAGAACGGGAAGATCACCGATATTGATCTTTCGCCATTTGATTTTTGCGATGGAACTTTGGGACAGGTATTTGGCGCAATTCTAAATCTGGAGAGAAATCAGCAGCCATTCGATATGTGGACAGTCGCTGATGAGCTGGCAAGGACAACCGGAAAAGACTGGGTAACAACGATTGCCAGCATTGCCAAAAACACTGTAAGCGCCAGAAACATCCAGACCTATGCGGAACACGTCAAACGCTACAAACGCAACCGTGAGGCCAGAAGGATCGCTAAGGAACTTGCCCAGGGCATTGGACAAGATGATACCGCCATCGACAGAGCGATCGCCGACCTAATGGCGCTGGATACTCAAGCACAACAAACAACCTATACCATCAGAGAGGCGGTTAAACTGGCGGTTGATCACGTAGATGCAGTTTGGAAGTCAGAAGGAAAAATAACCGGAATACCTACCGGACTATCTGATCTTGATGACTGCATTGGAGGATATCAGAACGGTGATTTGTTTGTGCTGGGAGCTAGGCCAGCGATGGGTAAAACGGGATTTCTTCTATCGTCTGCTCTGTCGTGCGGTGTTCCTGCTGGCATAATTTCAGCAGAAATGTCTGCCTTTCAGCTTGGCATGAGGGCTATATCAACACAAGGAAGAGTAGATTCTCAAAAGTTGCGAACTGCGAAATTAGACGATGAGGACTGGCCATTAATTTCGAACGGCGTTCACCAGTTAGCTGAAAAATCAATTGTAATTGACGACAGGTCAAGCCCTACGATTGGAGAAGTTCAGCGCTGGGCAAGAAAGCAAAAGCAAAAATTCGGAATGCGAATTTTGTTTGTAGATTATCTTCAGCGCTTGAGAGGAAATAACCCAAGGCATTCAAGGATAGATCAGGTTGGAGAGATAGCGATGGGGCTTAAAACTATTGCCGGAGAACTTAATATTCCGGTTGTCGCATTGGCTCAGGTTAACAGGGACGTGGAAAAACGAAATGACAGAAGGCCGCTAATGGGCGACCTAGCGAATTCAAGCGAAATAGAAAAGGAAGCTGATGAAATCGTCATGCTTTACCGTGATGAAGTCTATAATGAAGATACACAAGACAAAGGTATTGCAGAATTTAACATTGAGAAAAATAGGCACGGCCCTACAGGAATGATAAGGGCTGTTTGGCAAGCGAGATTCATAAAATTTGAAAATATTGCTACTCATTGGGAGCAGCAGAGGTCAAGATAATGAAACACGTTTCAGAGCCATTGGCGCGAGTCATCAAAAATATTGCTGACAAATCGCCAGAGAACAAAGCGAAGATTCTGGAAATAATCAAGGATCTGAAAGAGAAAGCAGAAGCCAAGCAGGCAGCGAAAGAGCAGCAGGCCAAGAATGATATTGCAAAATCAGAGAAAGAGCGGGCAGAGCGATTCAACGGATATAGCGAAAGTCTTGCGAAAGATCACACCAACAAGAACTTTAGCGGGATGATGGGGTGGCGGCTATGAATCCAGACGCATGGGCGACACAATGCTGCTCGACCAGCGCAAAAAGCGCGGAACGTTCTGAAATAGAAAGGCAAGTTCAGGAGTTTCTGAAAGCCGGTGGAAAGATCAAGCGGGAGGGCATTCAGCAGCGATCAGCGGAAGGCAGCAAATCGTTTTCGATTCACAAAAAACCAGGGCCAGGGAGGCTAAAGAAACGTGTATAATCTGATTTATTTTGCGATATTATTGATCTGGTTATATATTGTCGTTATCTGGTTCTATATTGTCGTTGAAGCGAATTACGAACGGGATATGATGATGCTTGATCAGAAGGCAATGGATTTTGAGCGGATGGTTAGGGTAACGAATGAAATTAATTTTTAATACAACAGGAGATAGAAAATGGGCATACAAGTTAATATTACTGACACCTATAGCATAACACTAAAAGAACTTCTGCAATTGGCTCCTAATAGCAAAGCCGCGAAAGAGGTTGAAGCAACAAGCGCAGAGATTCAGTTATTGCAGAAAATCGTAGCGGACGCATCTGACTGGGCAATCACCGAACTTCCCAGCAGGATAGAGCCACGATGGTTGGCTGATGCTCGTAAGTACCTTGGCACTAACTAAGCAATAATAAAGAGGTTTCTATTCACAAAACTTTTAGCGGATACTGAGATTCTATGGCACGCACAAAAGCAAAGTTAACTAAAGGCTACACTTGTTATTGCGGTATTTGCGGAGAATATTTCAGTACGCTTTCCAACTTCGATCGGCACCGGACCGGAAAACATGGCAGTAAAATATGCGCTGATCCTGAATCTGTCGGCCTAGTTATTGGGTCTCGCGGAGAAGGGACCGTGTGGAGAATGCCTGGGCGTGAAGAATGATTATATCAAGAAAGCTACGCGAATCAGCAAAAGGCCAGGAATGCACAATGCAGGTTGCTGGAATTTGCAACGAAAATCCCGAAACTTCAGTTTTGGCGCACATCCAAGTTGAAGGCGGAATAATGGGCGGAAAGACTGACGATGTTTCTGCCTGTATTGCCTGCTCTTCATGCCACGAATGGCTAGATCAGCATCGAGGCAGTGAGCTAGATGAATTGTTCTACACACGCAGAGCAATGGTCAGGACGCATTTGTTTTGGATTGAAAGGAAACTATTGGTGGTAAGATGAGGATTGATATTAAACCGCTGAGCGTCAATGCTGCATGGCAGGGGCGCCGATTCAAAACTCCGGCGTATGAAAAATATGAGCGCGATGTATTGCTGTTGTTGCCGAAAATGGAAGTTCCGGATGGCTTGATGTGCATAAAACTAATATTTGGTTTTAGCAGCTTAGGATCGGATTTCGATAATGCAATCAAACCGTTTATTGACTGCATGCAGAAAAAATACGGATTTAACGATAACAGAATAAAGCGGGCTATAATTGAAGTTGAGAATGTCGCAAAGGGCGCTGAATTTATCGAATTTGAGCTTTCTAATTATAAGCCCAGCATCAAAGAAAAATTATTTAGCTGGCGCGATGCATTTATGGCGCTTGTGAATCGGACGGAATCAAAAGAGTTGAACATCACATCGCGGGAGCTAGAGAAGGCGCGAAAAACGGATAATTCGATGCTGATTGATTCGAAGAAAGGGAAATACAAAATCATGGCCGGGCAGCTTCACGAAAATATACCGATTGGTGATTGATATGGCTTGGTATCTTATCCGCACAAAATACGGCAACGAAGAGCTGGCACAGGACAACCTAGAGCGCCAGGGATTCGAGACCTACAAGCCGCTGATCAACTTGGAACGGATGCGCAAGGGCAAACTGGAGGCCCGCATCGAGCCAGCATTCCGCAGTTACGTTTTCGTAAATTTCAACCCAGAAACACAATCGGCATACACGATCAACAACACGATCGGCGTCACAAGCCTGGTCAGTTTCGGCGGAATCCTCGCCTCAATTCCAAATCAAACCATTGAAATCATTAAAAAAACGTTTGAACATGCGGAACATTCTGACGGGTTCAAATCAGGGGAAGTCGTGCATATAACGGCCGGCCCGCTCAAGGGGTTGACAGCGATATTTCAAGAGCCGGACGGCTTGAAACGCTCACATATCATGCTAAAATTGCTAAATCAGAAGTCTTTGATTACAATTGAAAACAAATTCATCTGCCGTTGATCTGGATTTGGCCAAGAATTGGCGGTAGCGTCCTGAAAAACATATCACCCACAGAGGAAGCCGATATGAGAAACGAAGCAGCAGTTGAACAAGAAATCCAAGACAAATCCTTGACCGCCCCGCGCCTGACGCCTAAGAAAATCGATGATGCTATCAAAGCCGAGCAATATCATATCTTCCCCGGCACTACCGTCACCGTATGCTGCTTAACCCTGCAGAACGAATATACCGTGATTGGCGAAAGCGCATGTGCCAGCCCTGAAAATTTCGATGCCGAGCTTGGCCGTAAGATTGCCCGAGACAATGCCCGCAACAAAATCTGGGCGCTTGAAGGCTATCTGCTACGACAAACGCTTCATGATATTCAAACTACCTAAGCCGGTCCCTAGCCGGCCTCTCTCGCCCCGGTCTGTCTCCCCGCAGCGCCGGGTTTTTTTTGAGCTACTGACCTTTCATCGAGCGCAGATATTCAGCAGCGGCCTCAATGTCCGCCTTGGCTTCGGCAGTATCCGGAATTACCACAGGAACCTCAGTAAGACCGGCATTGCGCATTTTGGCCCTACGCCTAGCCTGGCGTTCGGCATTCTGTTTGCGCTTGATCTCAGCTTTGCTGTCAGCCATGGAAACGATCTCCGAATCCATACCCGGAGTCAGCCGAGGGAACGGAAAACCTGGCTTTGCGGCGAGTCGTGGCAGCAATCGGACGTTTGCCGTTGACCGATACCGGCCTGAGCGCACAAATAGCTGCCAGCCGGAACCGGAAAGATGAGTTAAGTGCCTGAATTTTGGCGATTTGCTGGGAAAGTTTCATAAATCCTCCCTGGATAAAGCCCGGCGAACCGGGCGGTTGTGGTTAGACGTTTATGCCTTTCACCTTGTTGGCGATTTCCTGCAACGCAATATGATCGGTGCCTTGTTGTTCGCCCTTGAGGTATCGTTGGCAGACGTCGCGCTCTGCATTTGTCAAGCACGGCTGAAAAATAGCTACCCGCAGGGCATGGCCATTAAAGGTTTGATTCAAAGCAATATCGATTAGAGCGTCGGACAGGTTATTCATGATATTTCCCATTTTCTGCTTCGGCATTATTGCCTCAGCTCATGAATTAACTATAGCGCTACGTTACTAGTAACGCAATAGAAAGCATCTACCGTTCGTCGGGTTTGTCGACATGATAGTCCCTAAAAATCAAACAGATTCAGGTTGTAACAACAAAACATCAGGCTAATCAATGAGTTCTGCATCAGATCAGGCAATACAGGCAGTTTTAGAGCGCGAGGGCGGACTCGTTAACGACCCTGATGATCGTGGAGGACTGACGAAATACGGGATCAGCCAACGCACATACCCGGATTTGAATATTGCGAATCTGACAAAAGACCAGGCTGCGCAGATCTACAAAACAGATTACTGGGATAAGCTGAATTTAGACCAGATTCATGATGTTAAGCTAGCCTCAGCGATTTTTGACACCGGGGTGAACATGGGCATCAGCACAGCCGCAAAACTCGTGCAGACGCTCGTAGGCGTTGATGTGGACGGCAAAATAGGCCAATACAGCCTGGCGGCTATCAATGCTATCCCAGGGCACTATCTGCTGCCGCTGTACTTGCTGGAACGCATTGATGCCTACATTGAGATCTGCTACCACGATCCCGGCCAGAAAAAGTTTCTCCAAGGCTGGATTTCTCGCGTTCTGAGCCTGAGATAATGTAATTTTAAATATCAATTAAATCAAAGGTATGCATATGAATTTCGGACAAGCCATAGACTCACTGAAACTCGGCAGCAAAGTTGCGCGCAGAGGATGGAATGGAAAAGGCATTTTCATTGAAATGCAATTCCCTGACGAAAACAGCAAAATGACAAGCCCATATATCTACATCGATACTAGCGGACTGCAAACTGATAACCCGGAAGCACCAAAAAGCACAGTTCCTTGGCTGGCATCTCAGACAGACATGCTCGCCGAAGATTGGGAAATTGTGGCGTAAATCGCCACGAAGTATCGAAAATCCCCGGGCCGATACCCAAAAACATGGTGAAAAGTGACAAGTAGTCATAATATGATCAAAAATAACACAGAGAAATGAGGTCATGTTTTGCACGACGATCCCAGTATTTACACTCAGATTGTGCAATGGTTACTACAGCGTCGCGACCAGTTTGCTACCCTGATCGGATTATTAATTGCCGGTGCCTGGGGTGGACTCATGAGATACGTTGATAATCAGCATGCGAGACATGCGGCTATGAAAATAGGCGAGGGTGCGATAGAGGTTTCATCGAGTGCGTTTGTGGGTGTTGTGATCGGGATGGGAATGCATGCATTTACCTCTGATCTGTATAGTATGTGTGCTGCTGCTGCAGTTGCCGGGCACCTTGGGACACGAAACATATTCAAGTTGATCAATAAATGGCTAGATAGGAAGATTGACGAATGAATTGGTCTGACGTCGGAAAATGGCTGGAACAGAATGCAGGCAAAGGCGCTGCTCTGATTGGGTCGCTGGCAACTGGCAATGTACCTGGCGCTGTCGCCGCCGGCGTTTCAATGATCAGCTCAGCCACCGGTACAAACGACCCACAGAAAGCTCTCGCAGCATTACAGCAAGATCCGCAAACAATGATCGCGCTGCAAAAACTGGCCGATGACGAGAAAGACAGCATCCGAAAACATCTGGAGAACATGACAAGTCTACAACTCCAGGATGCTCAAAAAGAACAGGAACAAACGCAGCTCACAATCCGCAATGGCGACAACTCTGAATATCCTTTTGTTCGTTATACTCGGCCTGGGCAGAGCTGGCTAAGTCTGTTTGCTGCTATCTACTATGCGCTGCATGCACAATCTCCAGACCCTGTAATTCTCGGCGCTCTGCTCACATTGCCATTTGCATATGCAGGACTGCGCCAGATTGGAAAAGGTGTCAGCGCATTCACACAAATGAAAGCTGCGATCGGGAAATAATGGCCGATCCAGAAAAACAATCAGACGATGAATTCGATAGGAGAATCGTCGAACCTAAAAAATTCACAATTGAACTCTGGAATAAATGGATTGATGAGCACAATAGCACCGAACGGAAAAAACATTGCATTTTTTGCGGAGCGGAGTTGAAACGTGAGAAAAATTGAATGGTGGGCAGTTGCAACGTTAGTGATCGCTTTTGTTGCGTTTTACATCAACTGCGCTGCTGCTGGAACAATTGTCAGCACGCATCATGAAGAGCAAGCCGCTCGCAATGCCGCCATAGTAATTCTCCACGATAAGGGCTGCACCTTTCCGAGCGAAACCAGAATTGGCGATATCACGCTGACGCAGGAAGACGACGGAACGCTGACTGTCACTAAAAACCTGAAAATTTCCTGTCTGGAGTGGCGCCCATCACCCCCGGCAGGAAGCGGAACAGCATCAAGCGGGTCTGTGCAAATTACATGGTCTGCTCCGACAACTCGCGCTGACGGATCAGCACTGGCTCCTACCGAAATAGATCATTACTCAGTCTACGAAGGAACTACTAAGATTATGACGACTGCTGGCCTTGGCGTAACCGTGCCCAATGTTACGCCAGGGACTCATAGCTACACACTGACCGCAACCGACACGAACGGCATTGAATCTGCGCGGTCAGCTCAGGCCAGCATCAACATCACGGTGCAGTAATGACCGGAAAAAATAGGCCGAAAAATCCCGGTGACGTGCGGCTTAAAAAACACATTGAGCATATACACCGTTGGGTTGAAACAAAAGACGGAAGGATTGGCCCGGATGGGTCTTTTAAAGACGTTGCGGATAAAAAGTTTTGCGTTTACATGATCCGCGCAAAAGCGGGCGAGTTGATAGGCCCCGAGTTTTCAAAGCGTTACGGGATCAAACGAATAGAAGACGTAACCAGCGCGCTATTGCAGTCTGGAGACGCTGATTGACGGCAGCTTTTGGTAGTATTACATCCGCGTACGTCACGTACAGCGACAACGCACCATCCGTTTCCGTACCATCTGGCGCAGCTGCCGGTGACGTTTTTATTTGGGTTGTCAAAAAGGGTAATGGCGAGATTATAACCCCGCCAACTGGTTTTTACGCGCTTGATAGCGCTGAAGAAACAAGCATTGGTAGTGGGATCTATACCTTTGCCAAAACGGCGGACGGCACTGAAAGTGGAAATTTTACGGGATCATCCTCCGCATATTCGTCATGGATATGCCTATGCTGGGTTACAACTGGCGTTTCATCCACGATAGTATCGCACAATGCAAATGACACTTATGCAGGCTATGTGTCTAGTGTGCCTTGTAGTACGGGTAGTATCGCGTCTTCATCCGGGGATTTTATTGTCGGTGTTTTTTCCGCAACCGATGCAGGTACCACGTCAACACTGAGTTTTGTACCTCCATCAGGGTTTACGACAGAAAACATCGGCGGCAGCCCTATACTTGATTTGGGAAACTCGCGAGGAGTTGCTCTTGCATACAAAACATCTCCAGGTGAAACTGCGGCATATACAGCGGATATAAATTCCACCGCGACGACCACGTTTTCAGGGATGGGCGCGGGGTTTGTGTTTACGCCATCGGGCGGCGGTGGCGGAACTTCGGTAGCGCTTACAGGTCAATCCTCAACTGCGGGGCAGGGAACGCTTTCTGTTGCCGGGAGCGCTAACAAATCACTTACCGGACAACAGATAACAAGCTCAATCGGGACGATTACTGTTTCTGGCTCTGCAGCCGTTACTATAACGGGACAGCAAGCAGATACAGGGCAGGGAAACCTGGTAGTTACGGGCAGCGCTAATGCCGTTCTGACCGGACAGGCCTCTACGCTCGGACAAGGCGGATTATCGGTTGCTGGTTCTGCCGCGCTAACGCTGTCTGGACTCGAAATAACATCAGGACAAGGAACCGTTTCTGTTTCAGTAAGCGGTTCTGTCACCGTCAATCTAACAGGGCAACAGCTAAGCGTATCGCAAGGTTCATTGAGTATATCTGGAGACGCATCTGTTACATTGACTGGTATCGGAATAAACAGCCAGCAGGGCTCGCTAACGATTTCGGGCGATAGCACACTGGCATTATCCGGGCAGGCGTTATCATCTATTCAGGGAGCATTGGCGCTCACAACTAGCTCATCGGTGGCCCTGACAGGACAACAAATAACCATAGGTCAGGGCATAATCACAATATCAACCCCCGGAGCATTTGTGACTGGCACAAAAATATACCTTTGCGACACAATTTATAAAGACTACATCGCGACATCAAATGTCAATACATACATCTGCGATGTAGAAAACAAGCAATACACCGGAACTTATACATCTCGAACTTACGGAGCCACGTAAATGGCTATTACAAGCGCAGTCCCTACCAGTTTTAAAGTGGAACTCTTAACTGCAACTCACGACTTTACTGCATCAACCGGTGATACTTTCAAGCTGGCGTTCTATACTTCGTCTGCCACATTGGACGCTACCACTACCGCCTACACCACAACCAATGAAGTGACTGGTACAGGATACACTGCCGGTGGTGCTACACTGACAAGCTCAACACCAGTCACCTCAGGCACTACTGCGATTTGTGATTTTGCAGATGTGACATTTACTGCTGCAACAATTACAGCGCGGGGTTGCATGATCTACAATTCAAGCAAATCCAACAAGTGCGTTTTGGTTGAGGACTTTGGGTCAGATTACTCCTCATCGGGCGGCAATTTCGTGGTCACGATGCCGACCGCAGACGCAAGTAATGCAATTTTGAGGCTTGCATGATCATAGAGGCTCCCGACTCAAGGCCATCTATAACAGAGGCACTGACAGGCCGCACTATTGACTATGTTATTCGCGGTGACCATTCAATTACGCTTTGTACAGTTTGCGGACGCGAGATATCACTTGAATCAGACAAGGATGGCAATATTCAGTTAAAGAATGTCGGCGTAAAAATAAAACTGCAGGGTTTGAGTCTTTTTGGTGATCAAGGCAAACTATGAAAAATTTCAAGAACGATACCATGAAAGTAGGCGAGGCCTGGATTACCACATGGGATCTTTCTACGCAGACAGCCGCAACATCCGCAACGATTAGCGCCTCTGTCTGGTCTGTCTGCAGTGGCACAGGAATTACGATTTCTGCTGACTCTATTTCGGGGTCAAAGGTTCAGGCGCTTCTAACCGCCACTGCTATCGGCGTAACAACCGTTGACGCAACGGTCACTTACTCTAATGGCGAAATAGGGGTGTATGAAGTCCAGGTAACGGTTCAGAAATTGTGTTGAGGTCATTATGGCAAAGTTAACTACCAAAAAGCGCAAATCACTCCCGAAAGAAGATTTTGGCATGCCTGGGAGCCGGAAGTACCCTATACCAGACAAGTCGCACGCGGCCAATGCAAAGGCTCGGGCCGCGCAGCAGGAAAAGAAAGGCAATATTTCGCCTAGCACAAAGGCAAAGATTGATGCCAAGGCAAACAAAGTGCTTGGCGGCAAGAAAGGTAAAAAATAATGGGTTCAAAGGGTGGAGCGCCTGTAGGCAATAAGAATGCCGGAAAGCGTAATTCATGGTACAACACGCTTGACCGCGCTATTGCACAGGATAATGCCGATAGACTTAGAAAGGCGGCAGAACAGTTGCTAACTCAGGCTGCTGCCGGGGAGCAGTGGGCTATAAAAGAGCTTGCCGACAGATTAGATGGGCGAGCAAAACAATCAATTGATGTTGATGCGAATTTATCGCTTTCGCCAGAAGAATGGCTGGAAAAACTGAAATAGAAGCACGTATCAGGCTTAGAGATGATTTTGAATTTTATGCCAGAAACTGCTTATTTATCCGAACTAAGATTGGTGGAACAGAAAGATTCCATCTTAATGATGCGCAAAAATACATTAATGATCGCATTGAAGAACAACGAAGGAACACGGGAAAGGTAAGGGCAATAGTCTTGAAAGGGCGTCAACAGGGATGCTCTACATATGTTGAAGGCCGTTATTATTGGAGAACAACCCATAGAAAAGGCGTAAGGACGTTTATTCTTACGCATGAAGCTGAGGCAACCGCCAATCTATTCAACATGGTTGACCGTTATCACGATAACTGTCCCGAGTTTGTAAGACCTACAATTGGAGCGTCAAACGCAAAAGAAATTACATTTCCTCGCCTGGATAGTGAATACAAAGTTGGAACCGCTGGCAACAAAGCGGTAGGACGAGGATCGACAATAACTTACTTTCATGGCTCGGAAGTAGCGTTCTGGCCAAACCCAGAAGAGCACGTAAAAGGCGTAATGCAGGCAGTTCCAGATGCTGATGATACTGAAATCATCTTAGAATCAACGGCAAATGGAATGGGGAATTTCTTTCACCAGCAATGGAAGAAGGCTGAATCAGGAGAAAGCGAATATATCGCTATTTTTGTGCCTTGGTTCTGGCAAAAAGAATACGCAAAGGCTATCCCAAAAGATTTTGTTCTTTCTCCTAAAGAATTAGAGCTTAAAGAGCAGTATTCTTTGTCGAACGAGCAAATATTCTGGCGCAGAATAAAAATAGCTGAACTTTCAAGTAACGGAGCAAATGGTGAGCGTGCATTCATGCAAGAATATCCATGCAATGCGGCTGAGGCTTTCCAGGTAACTGGAAGAGATGGCCTGATAACTCCTGATATTGTTATGAGGGCGCGACATTCTGATGTAAAAGGAGGATTTGGCCCTCTTATAGTCGGGGTAGATCCTTCTCGTGGAGGCGATAGATTTTCAATAATCAGAAGGCAGACGCGAAAGGCATACGGACTAGAAAGCTATCATGGAGATCAGGTAGATACGCTCGGGAAGGCTGTAGCGATATGCAAGCGCATTTTAGATACAACGTGTCCAACTGCTGGGCGCCGCCCAGATATGATGTTTATTGATGCCGGGGGTGGAGCTGACTTGGTAGACAGGCTACATGAACTTGGCTATCGGGATAGAGTAAGAGCAATAGCTTTTGGCTCTTCTCCTCTTGAGCCGCGAAAATGGCGCAATAAGCGCACCGAAATGTGGGGCCTATCCAATCTCTGGCTTAGAGATGAACACCTACCGGTCCAATTGCCAGATTCTGATAGCCTGCATGCAGATTTGTGTGCTTCTTTTTATGACAGGGACAGCAATGACGTCATTTCATTGTGGAGAAAAGAAAAAATCAAAGATGAAATTGGTTTTTCCCCTGATGAGGGCGACGCCCTAGCATTAACATTTGCTGAACCTATAGAGTATTTTGATGAAGAATTTGAAGAAGACTACTACCAAGGCGAAGACGGAAGATCATCCGTTGCGGGATATTAAATGATTGAGCAGCCATCAAGCGTTGTTGAAATAGCGGTTACACCTGTCTATGGAAGCGCAAAGACACGCCTGATTGAAATGGCGAAAAAGGTTAATCTAGCTGAAGACATGAACGAAGAAGAGCTACAAAAAATAGGCTCTCAAGTAGTCGATGACTATGAAATTGACGAGGAAAGTCGCAAGGAATGGATTGACCGAAATAAAGAAGCAATCAAACTGGCCAACCAGATCAGGGAAGAAAAGTCATTTCCATGGCAAGGTGCTGCAAACGTCAAGCTGCCAATGATCGCGGATGCCGCAATTAAATTTGCAGCTCGTGCCTATGCCGAAATAATCAAAGGGAATAGAGTCGTTCAGGGATCTGTGGTAGGTCCAGATCCAGGAGAGATGAAAGCACAGCGCGCTGATCGTGTTGGAAAGTTCATGTCGTGGCAGCTTTTGGAGGGCATGCCAGAATGGGAGTGCGATACCGATAAACTATTGCATGTTCTTCCTGTAATAGGCCACGTATTCAGAAAGGTTTATTACAATTCAGCCAAAAAGCGCACCTGCAGCCAGATGGTTATGCCGGAAGATTTCTGTGTTAACAACAAAGCGCAATCATTAGAAGATGCCAGGCGTGGTACACATATTTTAAGAGCCGTCCCAAAGAACACGATAATAGAGAACCAGCGTTCTGGCGCTTGGCTTGATTTTGATATTGCTAAAATGCTGTCTACATCGGAAGTTGATGGTGAGCCTGAAGATTCTCGCTACTATGATTTTCTAGAACAGCATACATGGCGTGATCTTGATGGTGACGGTTATGAAGAACCCTATTGCATTACCGTCGAAAAAGAATCAAGAACCGTCACAAGAATAGTGGCTCGCTATGAAGCTGATGGAATACTTGAAAACGCTAAGGGACAGATCCAGCGAATAGATCCAAGCCTGTATTTTGCCGACTACAAGTTTCTGCCGTCATTTGATGGTGGGTATTATCATGTCGGATTTGGAACACTGCTGAGCCCTCTCAACGAAACTGCAAACACCATATTTAATCAGTTGCTTGATGCTGGAACCATGTCGAATCTAGGCGGTGGCTTTCTCTCAAAAGAGATTAAAGTCACGTCTGGTATTTATCGCTTTACGCCAAACGAATGGAAGAAGACAAGCGCAACAGCAGAGCAATTGGATCGCGGTGTGAAGCCCTTACCGGTTAGAGAGCCTTCGAGTGTATTGTTTAGCCTGCTTAGCCTGGTAATGGAATTAACCAAGGATCTGGCAAGCGTAAAAGATGTTTTAGCGGGTGACGCGCCAGGCGCCAATGTTCCGGCTACAACCGTAATGGCTTTGATTGAGCAGGGGCAAAAAACGTACAACGCCATTTACAAGCGTATTTACCGTTCATTGAAAAACGAGTTCGGCATCCTTTTCAGGCTAAATTCTGAATATCTTGATGAGGAAGAGTATTATAAAGTGCTTGATCAAGACGCTAAGGTTTACCGCGAAGACTTTAATCGTAAAGATCTTGACGTTATCCCGGTTGCTGATCCTGCCCTTTCAACAGACGTTCAGAGGATGGCTAAAGCTCAAGCCTTGGGTGAAATGGCAACCAGCGTCCCTAATCCCATTCCAATCATCAAGTATAAGCTAGAGATGATGCAGGTTGACCCTCAAATGATTGAGGAGATCATGACGCCGCAGCAGGGCGCACCTGATCCGGAAATGATAAAGATGCAGCATGAAGCTGCCATGAAGCAAGCTGATACAATGCTGAAAGAGGCAGAACAAAACCTAAAAGAGAAGATGGCCGAATATGACGCCATGCTGAAAGAAGCCCAAGCCGCACTGGCGTTTGCACAGGCAAATAGCATACCGGTACAACAACAAAACGTGGCACTTAAAACGCTGGTAGACAGCGCTCATCGACAGATAGATCAAGACTTAAAGCAGTCAGATCAGCCGACACAGCAGGCTCCTACAGATTTACCAACAACCTAGAGGTTAAGCTATGACCCGCTCAGAGTGGGAAGAATGGGTGCGCTCGCCAATAACAAAGGCGGTTGCAAACCATTTGACCAACGTCAGCAATGACAGAATAGAATCCATGCTCAATTGCAACGCCGAAACCATAGAAGGTTTTGGTATTCGCCATTTAGCATATCGAAACCAAGTAAACGGAATTGCAGAATTCCTTGATTTTGAGACACTGGCAGAGAGCCTGGGAGTTCCCAATGAAGATTGAGCCAGCAGGGCACTATATTCTGGTTAAGCCGGATGAATTGACAAGCCTGGAGCAAAAAGAGCTTCAAAAATACGAACATCTGCAGAAATCAGGTTTTTCAGTCAACGATTTGCAGGACAAAAAGCGAAAGGAAAAGGCGATCAATGTCGGTACTCTTGTAGCTGTCGGCATTAATGCCTGGAAGGGATTTGATGATGGCATCCCTTGGGCAAAAGTAGGCGATAAGGTCTATTTTGCCAAATATGGTGGGTTTGAGATCGAGCAGGATGGCCAAGTCCTTCGCTTGATGGCTGACGAGGATATTGTCGGAATCATCAGGGAGGGCGCAGCATGAGTGAAGAATTAGACGCAATCGATCAGATCAACGAGCTGATTGGCGATGCCGAATTTGAAGAGCCTGAAATCAAAGAGCCCCCCATTGATGCGCCTCCGCCTAATGAGACTCCGCCGTCGGAGCCAAACCCGATTGAGGATAAAGCACGTTCTTCCGGGTGGGTTTCGAAGGAAGAATGGGAGAGCTCCGGTAAAGATCCAGACCAATGGGTTGATGCTGGCGAATTCGTTCGCAGGGCTCCTTTATTCCAAGAGCTTAAGGAACATAAACGCCGCAACAAAGACCTGGAAAAGCGCCTTGATGATGTCGCTCAATACGCTGCGAAAGCAGAGGAGATTGGACGCCAGCGCGCCTTAAAAGAACTTGATCAGAAGCGCAAAGAGGCCATAACTCTTGGTGATGTTGAGGCTTTTGAAGAAGCCGACAACGAGTATCAGAAGTTACAGCTGGAAAAAGTGGCACCTCCAGAGCCTGCAGTCAAGAAAGAGGATGAGCAGCCACAGTATCCTCCAGAGGTCGTTGAATTTGCCAAGCGTAATGAGCGCTGGTTTGACAAAGATGTGGCCATGACGGCCTATGCTGTTGAGCAGACGCGCCGTTATCGTATGGCAGGCGATGAAATGTCTGAGGCCATGTCAAAGGCAGAAGCAGATGTAAAGCGAGAATTCGCCCACAAGTTCATCAACCCGAAGAAGGACCAGCCGTCTGCAGTGGCACAAGGATCTGGCGAGCAAAGACCTCAAAAGCACGGCTATAGTAGTTTAAATTCGGCGCAGCGTGCTGTTTTTGCTACACTTAAAAATGTAATGACTCTTGACGAATACATAGACGGCTTAAAGAAGCAAGGTGAATTGAAATGAGCGGCCCGAAAAACAGACCTAAGCGCGTAAAGCTGGAAGAACGCAATGTAATGACAACTGATCAGCGTCCTGGATTTATCCGGCGCTGGGTCAATGATGAAAATGGCCGCGTTCAGAAAATGGAAAGGATAGGCTACGAAATTGTAAGAGAGTCTACAGAGGTAGGCGACAAGATGACAGGCCACGCAAGCCAAGTAGGAAAACCTGTAAGAAAGCCCGTAGGTGGTGGGAAAAACGCGGTTCTCATGGAGATTCCAATGGAATTTTATACAGAGGATCAGCAAGCCAAAGAGGCGCAAATCAAGGAAAAAACTGAAGGACTTCTATCTGAGGTCAATGGCGACGGATTCTATGGTGACGGCGTGAAACTCAATCGCGGCGACATTCCTAGAGTTCAAAATGAATAACTCCATGAGGAAATAAACGATGGCTAATGTCGATCGTCCGAATGGTTTGCGTCCCGTTAAACACCTGACAGGTGCCCCCTACAACGGGCAAGCAAACAAATATTATATCCCTTCAACCGATGGTACCGCTGTATTTGTTGGAGACGCCGTTAAATCTGCTGGCTCAGCCGATGCTGATGGTATTCCTACTGTGGCGCAGGCTGCAGCCGGTGACGCTATTCGCGGTGTGGTAGTAGGTGTGATTCCGGTCACTTCTTCGTCCACTATTTACCGCGAGGCATCCACCAGTCGTTACGTCCTGGTAGCGGACTCTCCTGATATACTTTTCGAGATCCAGGAAGATTCTGGCGGCGGTGCTTTGGCAGCCACGGATGTTGGCAATAATGCTGATATCGTGGTCGGCTCTGGCTCTACCACCACAGGAACCTCGGGAATGGAGCTTGATAGTTCCACCAAAAACACAACTTCTGCTCAATTGCGTATCGTGGAGCTTATTCAGACCGCTGACAACGCAATCGGCACCAATGCAAAATGGTTGGTGAAGATCAATGAGCATGAATTAACCTCAACTACTGGCGAATAAGGAGCTGAAACGATGGGCATTGTAAATACAGGCGCTATCGCCAAGGCCCTCTTGCCTGGGGTCAACAAGTTCTGGGGTATGGGTTATCAGGAACTGCCGTTGCAATTGGCTGACGTTTTCGACACCGAGAATTCCACCAGGAATTACGAAGAAGATGTGCAGTTGGTTGGAACGGGTCTGTTTCCGAAGAAATCCGAAACGGCGGCTGTGAGTTATGACAGCATTCGCCAAGGGTTTACCACTCGATACACTCATGTCACCTATGCAATGGGCGTTATTTTCTCCTATGAAATGCTGGCTGATAATCAGTATGACTTGGGTCTGAAGCGCGTCAAGTTTCTGGGTCGTTCTGCACGATCAACCCAAGAAACGATTGCGGCCAACATCCTGAATCGGGCGTTCAATTCATCCTATACCTACGCGGATGGCGTTGAACTGTGCTCTACCTCAAACGTCAATATTTCTGGTGGAACCTACCAGAATACATTGACCACGGCGGCGGATTTGAGCCAAGCATCTATCGAACAGGCACTGATTGATATTGGTAACACTACCGATGATCGCGGCCTGAAAATGGCGCTCAAGGGCGTAAGATTGATTGTGCCAACCGCTCTGCACTTTGAGGCGGCGCGCATTCTCGACTCTGAGCTGGAAAGCGCCACCGCTAACAACGCACTGAACGCCATACGCTCTGAAGCTGGTCTGAAGTTTGTGGTAAACAACTACCTGACCGATCCGGACGCATGGTTCATCAAAACCGATGCAATGGACGGAATGAAGCGCTTTGTTCGTGAAGCTGTGGGTGCTCCTGTGCAGGAAAACGACTTTGATACTCGAAATATCAAATTCGCAACCTTTTTTCGGGAGTCCTATGGCGCTACTGATAAGCGCGGCATTTATGGATCATCTGGCGCATAACAGTCGGGGGCTTCGGCCCCCCGCTTTCTTTCTGATTCGAGGAAATCAAAATGTCAAATACAGCATTTAATGCCCCAATTGTTCACACCCGGTCAAACTCATATCCCTATCGGCAAGGCTTTGCCATGACGCCATCGGCTGAACAGGTATATTTCTTTGACGATTTTTCCAGCGTTGTGACCAGCAACCTCCCGACCGGCTGGGCCGCTGCGATCATTGACACCGGTGCCACAGTAACTCAGCTGTCAACCGATGCATACCCAGGTGGTATTCTCAAAATCGCATCTGATGGCACGTCAGAGGGTGCAGCCATTTATCTGGCAAAACAGATCCAGTTATCAGCCAAGCCATTTTTCATGGAATGCCGGGTCCAGACAAACACGGCTGCCGAAGTAGATTTACAGTTTGGCCTATCTGCCTTGACCGCCACAACCAATCCCGAAGATCTTTGGACAACCACGGCAACTGATTTGATTGCGATGGGTCTGACTGCTGGCTCTGCCGATGTTGGCCTTCTGGTAGACAAAAACAACAGCGGTACCAGCGTGCAGGCAAGCACAACTGCTATTGCAGATGCTACCTGGACAACACTGGCCTTTTTGGTCAATGGAAATGAAACCGACGCCAGTATGTCAGTACGCGGTTATGTGAATGGAAATCTTGCGTTGACCTGGTCTGGCGCATCGACAACTGTTCCTGGCGACCTGGTTCTCGCCCCTTTTATTGGCGGTCGAACCGGGGCCACTGCAAGCAATACCGTTTACGTGGATTATGTCCGTTTCGGCGCAATCCGCTAAGGGGGTGGTGACATGAAGCCAAAAACGGTAACGGTAGACAGCACCAATACGCCTTATGTGATTCCGCTGGATTATCACGTCCAATCAACAAATATTCAGGCAATTGTGACCGGCACAATCAACTATGATGTCGATTACACAGCTGAGAATATTTATGCCTATACGGACCCAGCGACCAGCGCAAGCTGGACTGCAGTGTCAGGAATGGCAGGTGCCACAGCCTCGGCTAGCGCATTTCAGGATGGGTCAATAAACGCGATAAAGATCGTGGTTAACAGCGGATCTGGTTCTGTTAAAGTCAATGTTTCGCAAAGCGACATTCCATCGTGAACTTTAAGTACCGCTTCGGCGATTATTTGGTGAAATGCGACATTTCAGGTCAAAAACGCCTTCGCTCTGAATGCGTTAAGATGTGGGATGGCAAAATTGTTGCCAGAGAGTTCGCCGAAGCCCGCCACCCATTGGATTTCGCAAAGCCTCCAAGACCTGAGCAGGTTCCACGCGAAACACGGCCAATGCCAGACCCCACTTATCTTTCTGCCGGTGATGTAACTGCGGATAGCTTATGACGACATCAGGTTCAGTTAATTTCGAGCAAAGCGGGTCTGAGATTATAAAGGATGCGCTGCTGCTTGTTTCTGGTATTGAGGATGATGAAGATCCTAGCGACTCTCAATATGCGATTTGCAATCGCCATCTCAATCGGATGTGTAAGGCCTGGAGCGCAAAAGGATTAAAGGCTTGGTGCAAACAAGAAGCTACTCTGAATCTTCTGTCTGGTTCCGCATCCTATACCATCGGCCCGACAGGATATTTGCAGATAAATAGGCCAATTTCAGTAGAAAATCCAAGAAGATATATTGATTCTGTTGAAACGCAGATACGAATTGAATCGCGCAACATCTACATGAATCAGCCAGCCAAGGACACGCAAGGCAAGCCAATTTTTGTATTTTATGACCCAACTTTAGATGATGGCACGCTCTATGTGTGGCCAACTCCTGATTCTTCATCAGATTCTATAAAATTCACCTATAAGTCTTACATTGAGGATTTCGATTCTATTACCGACACTCCATATTTTCCGATTGAATGGGGCGAGGCTCTTGTATACGGCTTGGCCATGCGGATCATGCCGATGTACAAAGTAACAGAACCTGACGCAAGCCGTATACAAGGAATGGCTATGCAATTTTTGATGGATGCAGAAAATAATGACGAAGAGGAAGGTTCTGTTTATTTGACGCCGGAGTCTTATCGGTGAGAATAAATCTTCTTGGCCCGCAAATGAAAGGTGTTAATGTTGCCGTCAATTGTCAATTAACGCGCAACATGTACGCGGTGCAATCACAGAATACACCTTCCGGATTTGCTTTAATTTCATCGCCTGGAACGACCAAGCTGTCTGATGTTGCAGGTTCGTGCCGTGGACTTAAAGTCATGGCTGGTACTTTGTATGGGGTTTTTGGAACATCGCTTTATAGCTTTAATTCATCGCTGACTAGTGCAACATCTCTTGGGACTGTAGCGGGAACCAGCCGGGTTGGAATGGCGCATGATGGGACAAACCTTGTAATAGTTACAGGTTATGGCAATCCAGGCTACGTGTATAGCGGAACACTTACTCAAATATCAGATGCTGATTTTACTGGCGCAGATAGCGTAACCGAAACAGCGGGATATTTTTGCTTTACAAGGAATAGCGGGCAGTGGTTTATCTGTGCCCTGGGTGACCCTACCAGCTACTCTGCCCTAGATTATGTAACAAACGAACTATCACCAGATGGTGTGCTTCGAATAATTACAAGTCATGGCGAAGTACTCTGCTTCGGAGAAGAAACGACCCAAGTTTGGGATTTGACTGGAGCATCAACATTTCCATTTGAACTTAATAATTCAGCGCAAATAGAGCGCGGAACTTACGCAAGATGGTCTGTAGCAAAAAACGACAACACTGTACTTTTTCTAGGCGACGATTTAATTGTTTACCGACTTAACGGATACACTCCAGAAAGAGTTTCTGATGATGGTGTTGAGTCAGAACTTACAAAATATCAATTAGATGGCTATATAACAGACCTTAAAAACACATACGCGTATACCTATAATGACCATGGTCATAAGTTCTATGTTCTAACTGTCCCAAATCGTGGCACGCATGTCTATGATATTGCGACAGGACAATGGCATTCAAGAAAGCATTGGGATTACGAAACACACCATTCAGCCGATTATGCGTTCATTAATGGCAGGCATGTCATAGGTGGAATAGGAAGCTTTCTCTACGAAATGAAGCGTGGCGTTTTTTCTGATGACGGAAAATATCTGGAAAGAAAGCGTGTTTCTCATGTCATGTCGAATGATAATCAACGGATACGATACAAGGAAATAAAGTTCGACATATGGACTGGGCAGGGCCTTGCTTCTGGTCAGGGATCTGACCCAACCATGATAGTGCGCTGGGCAAATGATTTTGGACAAACATTTGGAAAGAAAAAGTATCTGGGTATAGGAATCATGGGGGCCTATTCCAAAATAGTGAAACTGACAAATTGCGGATCTGCACGCAGAAGAGTAATCGAAATGACAGTAACAGACCCAGTTGATTTTACAATCCTTGATGCGTTCGCGGAAATAGGATGAGCGATCGGTTTAATTTTTTCCCGGCAAGGGTTTCCATTGTTGATAGCGAAGGAAAGCCAACGCAATCAGCCGTCAAGGCCTTTAATAAAGTCGCCCAATTATTGGGAGGAGAGCTTGGCATACTCCCAACAAGCCTTATTGTAAAGCTTTTCGGCGAGAATGCGTTTGGCATCTTATACCTTGATGCTTCAAATAAGGCTGTTACCACCAGCGCGCTTACTAATGGTCAAGTTCTAATAGGATCGACCGGAGCTGCTCCTGTTCCGGCAACATTATCCGGCACAGCTGATAGGCTGACAATAACCAATGGTGCCGGATCGGTAACTCTCGATATAGCAACCACCTATATTGGCCAGGACACAATAACAACGGTTGGAACAGTTACAAGCGGATCGTGGAATGCAGATGCTATTGCAGCCGGTTATGGCGGAACAGGGCTAACGTCCTATGCAGTTGGGGACATTATTTATGCTTCCTCAACTTCTGCTTTATCTGCTCTGGCTGCAGCAGCTTCTGGAAACGTATTATTATCTGGTACAGCTCCATCATGGGGAAAAGTCGATTTAACGAGCCACATCACTGGAAATTTGCCAGTTTCCAATCTGGATAGTGGAACTTCGGCCAGCACTACAACATTCTGGCGTGGTGATGGATCATGGGCAAATCCGATTCCACAAGCGCTAGACACAACGGATGATGTTACATTCAATAGCGTAACGGTTACGGCTGGATTCGGGTGTAACGGGAAGTCAGCCCAAACATCCTATACCGTAAATAGCGCAGTTACTGGAACGGCTGGCGCAACTTATGGCTCTACAGAACAGGCCATGATCAATGACCTGGAAGCGCTTGTTAACCAATTAAGGGCTGCTTTGGTAGCTAACGGTATTGCGGTTTGATTGAATGCAGAACTGCAACCCATGAAGAGATAGTGCAAGTTTTGTTTCACCCTGAAATATGGCCAAACATAACAGATGATAGATTTCCAGAACCATTTGATATTACCCCATATTTAGACGATTTCATGTCAATAGCATGTCTAAAAGATGGAAACCTAATAGGAATTGCCATATTTCATCCGTTCATGGACGGAGAAAAATATCATATAAACATGCTGCCTGGTAACAAGAGAAGCGTTAGAGAGGTAATTTCAAAAACACTATCTCTTGCTGTGCACCCTGTTTATATCGATATTCCAGATAATTTCAAAGCACTTCAAAAGCTGGCAATTCGGTTTGGGTTTTCGGCTATATCGAAAAGAATTAGCGATGCGCCAAAGGGCGGAAAATACTATGAAATAAGTTTATTTAAGAGGCTCTCATGGGCGTTATAACAGACGTAGTTGATTCAATTTTCGGTGGAAATTCTGCAAACAAGGCTGCAAAGATAAGTGCTGGTGGCGCCGATCAAATGGCGCAGATTATCCAGGATCAATACAACACAAGCAGAAATGACTTGGCGCCATGGAGAACTGTTGGAAAAAGCGCGCTCGACGAGCTAGCCGCTGCTACAGGAATACCGAATTCTAGCGGAGTCGTTTCACCATCTCCCGATTATTCAAGCTTTTACAAATCGCCTGATTACAATTTTGCATTCGATCAAGGACAAAAAGCTCTGGAAGGAAGCTTGGCTGCAAGAGGGCTTTCAAAATCAGGCGCAGCTCTAAAAGAGTTGACTGGCTTCGGGCAAGGCATGGCCAGTCAATATCTAAATAACTATCTCAATAGGTTGGCCAATATTGCTGGATTGGGACAAACGGCAACTAATACAACAAGCGCCCTAGGGGCTAACGCAGCCACGAATTCAGGGCAGGCCATTGCCAATGCAGCAGATGCAACAGCCTCTGGTTATCTTGCTAAGCGACAGGGGCAGCTTGGAGCCTTTGATGCCATTGCAAACCCTTTTAGCAGTGGCGGCGGTTCTTCACTCATGCAATTAGCGCAAATGTTTATGTAAGGGTGTTATATGACTTCTACAGCACTTGACCAACTTTTCATTGCAGCCGGTGATCCTGTGCGTCGCAAAATGGGACAGTTGCAACTTGCGCAAATGCAGAACAAGGTAAACAACCAGCCTTTAACGGATCAGCTCCTGCAGCAATCGGTTGATTCAGGAAACCTGAAGAATCAAGCATTCAAGGGCCAGATTGACGCAAACAAAGCCAAGCAAACCTTCACGCAATACGCGCTAGGAGCCTTGCAAGTAAAACCTTTGCTCGACCAGGGCAATTTACAACAGGCAGATGCACAGTTATCCAATACCATCAAAAGCATGCAGAGCCAAGGGCTTGATACGTCAGAAGTCGAAGATTTCAGAAATTCACTTCAAACCGGACAATTAACTCCGCAACAGGCATCGCAACAACTTGACCGGATTGTAAGTGCTGCGCAACAGTATGGGGTGCTGAGGCCAAATCCAAATGGCGGCTACACCCTGGGACCAGGTCAGACGCGCTTTAACCAAAACAATCAGCAAGTTGCTTCTGGTGTTGATAAGCAATCTGGGATGTCAGGCTATCATCCCCCGGTTCAAACATCTGCCGGTTATCTATTCTGGAATAATGACAGCCAGAAATATGAACCTGCATTAGATAAAAATGGAAAACCCTATATGCCGACCTCTGCGGATGTTGGCCTGTATCATGACAGATCAATGGCAAGTTCTTCTGGTTCTGGCGCTGGAAAGAACGCAGAAACCTATCTTAATCTTGCCAATATGTGGGATTCCAATAAAAAGTTTATTGAAGGAAGCATAT